GGGGACAGTCAGTCCTCATAGGTTGGACCTTCCAGCATGACAGAGACCGGCTCATGAAGGCTCTCGCCAAGTATAAGCCCCGGGAACTCAAAACGGAGAAGGACATCGTTGACTGGAATGCTGGCAGAATTCAGGTTCTTTTGATGCACCCGGCTTCCGGGGGTCACGGGCTCAACCTCCAAGCCGGAGGACACCGCGTCATCTGGTTTGGGCAGACCTATTCTCTCGAGCTGGAGCAACAATTCAATGCTCGGCTTGACCGACAAGGACAGAAGGAGGTCGTGATAGTCAATAAACTGGTATGCTCGAAGACAGTGGACCAGGACGTCATAAGAGCCCAGAAAGCGAAGACCCGGGGACAGGATGCTCTCATGGAAGCTGTAAAAGCGAGGGTCGAAAAATATATGAAAAAATATCGCAAAACATCGTAGTATTTGTAGCAGAAGTATTACATTTGTGATACAAACAAAACGATAACACTATGAACTACGAGAACAAACATCGAATCGAAAGTCTGGCAAAAGCTGCTTGCCCCAACAACAAAAAAGTCTCGGTCATATTCCGAAGCAAAGAGAACAAGTTATCCGACCGGCCCAACGCTTTCATAGTAACTGTCGGGAAGAAGGGCTACACCTCAGTTAGACAGTCGAACTATTGGGAAGTAGACACAGTCAACTCCTGCAAAGACTACTCCGACCAGGAGCTCGCCCAGATATTGAACACGATGTCCAAAGACCTCGGGTCCCTCCGATTCTTCGGCTATCAGGATGTTAAATTCGTAAATTACAAAGGTGAAGAAGTAGAGGATTAGCCTCTACTTTTCTTCCGTTTTATCGTATATTTATACTACAGACAAAAGGACAATGAAACGGTATTACTACGAATTAATGGACGAGGATTACAACAGCTACGAAGCAGCTATCCCCGACGGAAGAATCAAAGCCAGAGCCATTGCTCAAGCAAAGCGAGCAATGAGGGACTTGGGGATCCGAAGGGCTCTACTGGCAGTCAATAGCATGAGGACCTCCAACATATTGGACATAATCACAGTCGAATTGGATTGAAATAACTTCAATTTTTCTGGTGAAAAATTTTTCAATTGGACATTTTTTCTTACTTTTACACTACCCTTAACAACTAAACACTATGGAAAAGTTTATCGAAAAGTACAAGAGCTACAGCTCGAAAGTTCTTCAAAAGTTGGCCAAGGTCAAGACCGGTGACGAGCTTGACGCCATCGAATCCATCCTCGCATCGAGAGGAGCATCTCAGGAACATCCGGCAGAGGAGGGCGCTGTCTACAACGCCACTGAGACCGAAGAGTACAAAGCCGAGAACGGCATCAAGGAGAACGACGAGGTCGCCGAGGAGAAGCCGAAGAAGGCTCGCAAGGCAAAGACTCCGAAGGAGCCCAAGGAACCCCGCCCGCTGAAAAAGGAGGTATCGGCAGAGGAGGCAAAGGCTAACCTCGAGAATGCCAAAACCAACATTGGTCGCTTCTGCAAGTTCATCTGCACGAAGACCAAGGAGCAGCTCGACGGCATCATCATCGGAGTTCGTCTCGATCCCCGCAACAACTTCATCCAGTACCGAATCAAGACCAACGACGGGCACGCCTGGGGCAAGGGCATCGACTCGAAGGACCTGGAGCTCGGCGAGATGGCACCGGTTCCCGAGGAGAAGCCGAAGCGAGGCCGGAAGAAGGCTGACGAGGCAGCTCCCGAAGCAGAACAGAACGAGCCGGAGAACGCACCGGCTGAGGAGTAAGTCAGAACTCCTCACCAAGTGGAGCCGTCACTCCCCTTGGCACCCCGGAGTGGTACAGGAGGGTTCGAGTCCCTCCCCGGGGTCTAGCCTATATACTAAAAATCATGAGTAACATACTTAAACACGCTGACCAAATCATCAATGAGCGGTCGGAGGAGAAGGAGAGACAATACGGACCATTCATGGAATGCAACCAGAAGGCCGCAGAGATCGCCTCGGTCATTACCGGTAAGCCTCTGACCGCTCTTGACGTGTCTTGGGTCCAAGTGGCAGTGAAAATGGCACGTGAATCCAATGCACACAAGGAGGACAACCTCCTTGACATGGTAGCCACAATCGGGGCCATCAACAACGAACTCGAGGAACCCAAGCCGTTAAAAGCTCCGGGAGTAGTACCTACGTACTTCTCAACCATTTCGGAGGCTGTGGACTTCATCCGGATCAGTCCCATCGAGGTGCATGAGATCAAACATGTTCTCACAGAAGAGGGACGCAGAATAGCTGTATACTACTCCCACAAAAACGATCCATTCTCAAACATCAAGCCATGAATACACAAGACTTTAAGCCATTCATTAAGAGCTGGGAAGAGATTTATGCCCTCCAGGGGGAGCTCCAGCTCATATACAGGCCATACTTCAAGGAGCGCATCGCGAACTTTGACATTAACACTTTGGAGGATCAAGAACTATTCAAGAAACTCTGTTGGCAGATTGTCGAGGAACTCGCTGAGGCAAGGGAGGCTATCGAGGGGGAACTCGATGGCGAGCACTTTAATGAGGAGCTGATTGACGCATTCAACTTCATGTTGGAGCTTTACCAGCTTTATGGCATGACTCCCACTTTCGTCTGGACGCTGCCTAAATGGGCACAGGTTCTGGAAGACGAGGATTTTGCGGGAGATCTGCTTACCTTAATCGGAAACATCGGCATGACAGCAAACTGTCTCAAGAACAGAGAGTGGAGACAATCTCAGTACATGGTTGACTTGATAATTTTCGAGGGCCGGCTCAAGCGGATATGGACTTACTTCGTCATAATGTTCGAGCATTTGGGTCTCTCAGAGACTCGAGTCAAAGAGCTCTGGTCGTTGAAGTATCAAGTAAATCTGTTTCGCATTAAATCCAAATACTGATATGGGTAGAATATTTAAAGACTGTTTCGAAATGATCCGGGAGATGGATCGGGAGCTCAAGGTTTCCGGCATCACGGTCCCGGTCAACCATTACCAAAACCAGGAACTCAGCGGGGACGACCGGCTCACCAAGGAACTCATCGGGGTGAGCTTCGTCATCTCAAAGCCGTATCTCGGCAAACGTGAGATGCTCGACTTCATGTTCAAAGACGAGGCCGAGCTCATCGAGAAGTATTGCCGAGCAGAGCTCTCCGATCGGCTTGACCGGAACGGAGTCAACCCGGGTAAGAGCTGGGAAATCCGCCGGGACTTGTGGCAGAAGCTGGTGAGCAAGACTCGGCAGGAGGGTCGCTTCGACTACACCTATTCGGAGCGTCTGCACATTTTCCACAAGGGACCCGAAATACACCAGTTGGACAATGTCATCACGACTCTCCGGGACGACCCGCACTCCAGACGAGCAATGGTCATGATCTTCGAGCCGGAGGACACCCGGGCAACAGCCGGGGCTTTGACCCGAGTACCTTGCTCTGTCAGCTACCAGTTCCTCATCCGAAACAATCGGCTCCACGTGATATATTATATCCGGAGCAATGACTTCTTCAAGCACTTCGCAATTGACATCTGGTTGACGGAGGCCATGATGGACTACGTGTTCAACATCCTCGCAGCCACCTATCCCTCTCTCAAGAAGGGATCTCTGCATTACTTCGCTGGGTCCCTCCATGCATACAACGAAGATCTTTCCAAATGGGTAATCTACTAAATTATGACTATCGACGAAGCAAGAGCTCATCAGCAATATGACGATTGCATGTTCTGTCCGGGATGCTCGAAGCTCCTGACTGGGCTCCACATGGGGAGTCGGTGCTACACCAACTGGATCGAAAGAAAGGCACAACAGATCCTCGAAAATTCGAAGAAAGTCATGACAGGAGGAAGTGATGAGCCTATCATCATCGGGCTGGCAATAGCAGTAATAATCGGAATAGGGATCGTTTGTCTCATGGACGCTCTCAAAAACAAACTCAAGTGATATGTGCGGAATAAGTATAACAAGAAGGATTAACGCCATTGACAAGATACAGCATAGGGGCATCGAGTCCGTCCAGATTGCCGAAGGAGGATGGTTCCTCGGTCATGTTCGTTTGCCCATTCAGACTGAGCCAGGTGACCGGATGGCTCAGCCCATAGAGCTAGCCGGAAACAACGGGTGGCTCCTTTATGTCGGGGAAATCTACAACTATCCTACGAGGTATTCCAGCGACGTCGAGTATCTTCGCGACTTGTTTGGATCCTCGTGTCTCGAAGACATCATCTATGAAGCCAACAACTGGGATGGCATGTGGGCAATATGCTGGTACAGGAAGGGTCAAATTATTGCTTTCACCGACCCTCTCGGAAAGAAGCAACTCTACTACAACCAATTCGGGGAGATCTGCTCGGAGATAACCCCGTTGGTGTCGGACTTCCGAGACTTCGACCGGTACTATCAGTCGGAAGTGTTCAAATGGGGGTACAACTGGGATGACAGAACTCCATGGAACAACGTCAAGCGTATTATGCCGAATACTGTCTATTCCTTCGATGACATGAAGGTGAAGCCCACCATTATCCGGAGGGACTACTACAGATGGGGGATAGGGAAACGGAGTCATTTAGCCAAATCCGAGTTCGCCGAAGTCCTCCGGGGCTTGGTCGAGAAGTCCGTAAAACGCCGGGCAATGTACTCTAAAGTCCCGGTCGGAGCTTTGGTTTCTGGAGGACTGGATTCATCCATAGTTGCCTCTATTCTTCATCGAATGGGCCTGGGGGTTAATCTCTATATGGTGGAGAATAATGAATCAAAATTTGGCATGCTATTGTCCGAATTCTTAGGGGTTTCTATCACCTCTCTTGGCCCTATCCCCGATGATGATTGCCTGAAGAGGTGTCTCCGCTACAACGAAACCCCCATCGACTTGGGCTCCATGATCCCCCAGTTCCGACTCATGGAGAAGGTCAAGGAGAAGGTCATCCTGACCGGGGATGGAGCTGACGAACTCTTCGGAGGCTATCGCCGAGTTGATGATTATGACTCCCAGCTCTCAGACGTGTTCCAAGAGCTTCCGTTCTACCACATGCCTCGGCTTGACCGGGCTTCCATGAGGAGCACAGTTGAACTCCGGTCACCATTCCTGGGACATGACGTTGTCAGGTTCGCTCTCCGTTTGCCCCGGGAGGACAGAACTCACAAGCGCATTCTCAAAGATGCTTTCAGCGACGTACTGCCTCAGGAGATTCTCGACCGACCCAAAGAGCCTCTCAAGTGTCGGAGCATCCGACAGGATCCGATGGCGTACCGCAAGAAGTGTCACGAAATATTCTACAACTTATGGCAATAGCTATCGGATATTACCGGGTATGGTTTAAAGAAGATGACTCCAACACGGAGGTTCAGTGGTTCAAAATGACGCTCCGGGAGGGATCTGTTAGACTTTCCATCCGTTCTATAAATCGGGAAGAGGCTCTGTGGTGGATCAAGTCCCGAAAAATGAAAGACGTCACCCCCGGAAATCCCGCGGGCAAGATATTTGAATCGGATGGTCAACCGTTCAAGAAGGCATTCCAGGAGCTGCCTCTTCACACTCGGTATAATTTCATAGAAGGAGCATCACTCTCATCAGGCACAACACACCGAGCTCGTCTCGAAAAATATTTTAAAAAATGAAAATCGTAAAAGTAAGAAATGTCAAGACCCCGACCAGAGGAACGGGTCTGTCCGCCGGGCTGGACTTCTACATCCCGGAAGACTTCGAAGCCAAACAGATCTGGCCGGGCGAAAGCATCAACATTCCGTCGGGTATTCGAGCTCGAATACCCCGGGGGTGTGCCCTCATCATGTTCAACAAGAGCGGTATTGCCACCAAGCACCAGCTCCAGGTCGGAGCCTGCGTGGTTGACGAAGACTACCAAGGAGAAATCCATCTGCACGTCATGAATGTCGGCAAGGAGGTCGTCATCCTCAAGCCGGGGATGAAGCTGGTTCAGGGTTTGGTGATGCCTGTCTTCTATA